CAATTGATTCTTCTTCTCCATAGTGCATTTGCTCCTTTCCAAAATAACCGTGTAGATTCATTTGTCCAAGACCAATAGCCCTAGACTTTTTGTTTCCTTCTGCAACTGACATTACAGAATCAATATAGGAAAGCTCAGAAACTGCAGTTAATGACTTAATTGCAACCTCTACCGTCTTTCCAAAGTTTGGTGACTCCATAGCTTTAGCTATGTTAAGAGAACCCAGGTTACAAGAAATATCCTTACCAATTTCCTTATAGCTCATATCATTGTTATAAGTTGTTGGAGTATTTACCTGCAAAATTTCTGAGCAAAGGTTTGACATGTTTATTCTACCATCAATTGGATTTACTTTGTTTACGTTATCTTCATAAACAATGTATGGATATCCAGATTCAAACTGTAGCTCTGCTATTCTTTGAAATAGATCACGTGCCTTAATCTTGCCCTTACGGATGCGTGGGTCATCTACCATTTCCTGATAAAGCTCAGTTACAGAGATGTCAGACATTGGCTTTCCGTAAATTCTTTCAACATCATATGGCGAGAATAAATACATATCATCATTATTCTTGGCCAACTCTAATGTAATATCTGGGATCACAACACCGATTGAGAGGGTCTTGATACGAATCTTTTCGTCTGCGTTTTCACGCTTGGTGTCAAGGAATCGCATAATGTCTGGGTGGTGAGCGTTTAGGTAAACAGCACCTGCACCCTGCCTTGCACCCAGCTGGTTGGCATAGGAGAATGCATCTTCAAGCATCTTCATAACAGGAATAATTCCAGAGGACTGGTTCTCAATCTTCTTGATTGGTGCACCAAGCTCACGCAAATTTGTTAGGTTTAGACCTACACCACCACCACGCTTTGATAGCTGAAGAGAGGATGATATTGCACGTGCAATTGACTCCATGTTATCCTCTACACGAAGCAAAAAGCAAGAAACATATTCTCCCCTTTGCTTCTTGCCAGCATTAAGAAATGTTGGAGTTGCTGGCTGGAAACGACCAGTAATAATTTCATTAAGAATGTCTCTAGCAAAACTTTCATCCCCTCTTGCCAACATAAGAGCATTCATTACAACTCTGTCTTCAAATCTTTCTAAATAGCGACCACCGTCAAACGTCTTTAGGGCATATTGTGTATAGAACTTATATGCACCTACAAATGTTGGAAATCTAAACTTGTATTCATAAGCCTGCTTAAATAAATCTTTTACAAACTCTATGCTATATGCATCAAGAATTTCTTTTTCATAGTAATCATTTTCTACAAGATATTCAAGCTTTTCCTCAAGGCTGTGAAAGAACACGGTATTTTGATTTACATGGTCCAGGAAGTAAGCTTTGGCTGCTGCCCTGTCCTTGTCAAATTGAATTTTTCCATTCTCATCATATAAATTGAGCATTGCATTTAGCTCGTGATAGCTATATTTAGTTTCCATACAGTAGTTCTAACCTCTCTTTTACTTTTTTAACATCGTAGTCTGTGCCAAATATTTCTACCCTAGCAATAATTGGCACACCAGTTTTAGACGAAATCATATCTGCTGCTTTGCAGAAATGTTCGCCAAAATTTGTATTTCCAAATCCAACTACCCCTTGTAGATTATCTCTATTGGAGTGCAGGTTTAGAAAATTTCTGACCTGTCTTGGGATAGCAGAACTATCCGATCCTCCACCATAGGTGGGAACAAACAAGACATATGGTCTAGTAACCTCTAATGGGTTTTCATAATTCCAGTCAATGGGGATTTGTATTGCTGGCATATCTAATTTTTCTACAAACTTCTTTGTGTTGCCAGAATAATTTGAAAAATAGACAATGTCAACGGACATCTATTTTAATCCCCTTTTTAATATAGTTACGATAAAGGGGAAGGGTTTTAGCCCCTCCCCTTATCATTTTATACTAATTACTTGATAAAGGCAAGTCTTTCAGCTCTAGGCTTTCCGACATTATACTTCTTTACAAGATTGTTATACTGCCACTTTAGCTTACGAACTTCCTTTGCAGAAAGATCCTTGCTAGTTGCAAGCTCTAACTTGACAGCAGCAAGCTCAGCACTTAGAGAAGTCACCAAATTCTTGGTTGCTTCGTGTGCAGCTTTTTCAGTTGCTAGATCAGCAAGTGCCTTGTCTAGCTCTGCCTGTAGATTACGTGGCTGTATTACAGCGATAACTGCTGTAGCAGAAGAGCTAGCAGCAAATGCTGTTACGGTTAGAGAGCCAGTAGATGGCAGAGTAACAACATAACTAACTGTACCAGCAGCACCAGTTGTTGCAGTTGGTGTAGTAATTACGCCATTTGAATTAACAATCAAGCTTACTGTTCCAGATGCCTTTGCATTGTCATAGCGATCAAACGCAGACACAACTACAGACTGGGTTGATCCTGCTAGACCAGATGCTGGTGCAGAAAGTCCAACCTTCACAACATCTCCAGCAGTACCCTTGACAAAGTAAGTTGTAGCAGTATTTCCAACTGTAACAACAACTGAGCCAACAGCAGTAGTCTTGGTAAATACAAATAGCTCTACACTACCGCTTGTACTAGCATTTACTGTAACTGCGGCTGAACCAGACGCATTAGTTGCACCAGTTAGTGTTGTTAGTAGAAATGCATTTGTAGCAGTAGCGGAAACAGTTGTGCCAGCCACAACACCAGAAACAGAAATGCTAAGAGCATTAGAAGCTGTTACTGTGTCGCCTGGAACTGGAAGGGCCACTGCTGTAGCAGAAGTAGTACCACCGCTAGCAGAAGCTCCAGCAACTGTCAATGTTTGGGTATTTGCATTTGCAGGCAGCATACCCGTTAGACCAATTACTAGTGCCGTTACTAGGGCAATAGAAGTCTTCTTTAGATTCATTTTTCTCCTTATTTAATTAATCTAGATTAAATCAAATCTAGCCAAATATTCATCAATCTCTTTTGGCGTAGGCATATATTTTATCACACCCTGGCCATTATTGTCAACCTGTGGCTTTGGCCTATCTTTAAACGTATGAATTTCAACCTCTAGATTAAGGTTTCTTGGTGTATGTGAAATAGCACCAAATATTGCCCCACAGACGGCATCTGCCAGGTCTTTAGACTTTTTACGTGGGTGATCAACCTTGTTATTATTCATAATCTTAAGTTCTGACAGTTCCTCAAATAAAAGGTCAATCATTGGCATGGCGAGTCTTTCCTCATAAACAAGCATTGCCATATCTTCATAATGCTTTTTAGCAACAGAAACGGTTTCAGTTCTCATGCCTATTGCCTTTAATTCATTCTGAATATCAAATGACTGCCAGCGGTCAAATGAAACCATGCCAATATTAAATCCAAGCCTTCTAAGGTTTTGAATCCACTGCTTTACTTCAGACAAATCTACTGGGCCTTCTACCCTTGGCTCCCACCAGGCTACAGCATCTACAACTACCACTGGAGCAATTTGATCATAATCTTTTATGACTTGAATATTTACCCACTTTTCTACGTGTGCAATTGCCACTGCACACTTGTCATGTTTTTGTGCAAGATCAGCATGCACAAAATATGTCTTATCTGGGTCAGGGACAAAGCTAGAGTCAAACCTTTTATGGCTATCTATTGGATTTCTTACAGTCATTGCTGCACGAACCTTTTCTGTTTGCTTAAAAAATCTATCTGATGAAAATGTGGGAACACAGGCAAATCTTTGCATAGCATCTCCCATATCGGTAAAGAAGGCTAGCTTAAAATCATCTATCTTTCTTGTTGGATTCACTTCCCAGGTTGGTCTTTTTAGTGCAAATACATTGGGGTACTTATAACTAATTATGTTATCTTCATCCCACTCAATTGTCAATGAGTTGCCATCTGCCTCTGCTGGCAAATCTGGATTCATAATAAATGTATGTGTTTTTGCCACAACCTCTTTGTCTGCAATAACGGCCTCATATCTTGCAGAAATAAAGTCTCCAGGATATCTTGGGAATGATAGGAGGGCTACTTTGCCAAGGTCTGGAAAACGTGAGTCTACTGATGCACGGAAGGCTTTATAGATGTTATCCGCAGTTTTACCTTGATCATTTCCTGTTCCAATCTCCGTAGCAAAACCAGAGATCTCGTCAAGGACTGCAAGGATAAGGTTGAGACCTTCGTGAGATTCTCTTTCGGAATGGCCTGAGTAAACTGTAATAGATTTATCAAATTCAATACTCTCAGCTTTCGCATAGAATTTTCCTGCAAACCAAGGAGACTTTTCAATCTTTGTTTTAAAGCCTTTAAAGAATACGTTCTTTGCTTGCTGGGCGTTAATAGCCACGTTAATAATGTCAATTGCGTCACCGCTAGGCTTTCCAAAATACCTAGCAGGATCTTTAAGACATAGAAGCTTATATACAATATAAGCACACGCAACCGTTGATGTAAAATCTTTACCAGATCCTTTACCAAGCTGTAGGATTACCTCATTCTTGGTATATTTATTATAATACCTTCTACCCTCAGTATCACCCATAAGGCTTATTAGATCTTCCAGCCTGTAGATTTGGCTAAGAGCCTCTACGATATCATATTGAATTTGTGATAGTGGGGGCTGACCAAGATAGTCTTCACCCTCAACAAATGTTTTTACATCAACTGGCTTTTCGTCAAAGCTGTCTGATTTAAGGGCTTCTAAAAAATCATCAAACATCGTTGTGTACCACTGTAATTACTTCTTGTTCTTTAGAAACTGCAGATAGCCTTCTCATAATTTCATCACGCACCTCTGGGTGCTCTGCAGCAATATCTCTCAAAATACCAACAAGAATTTCTTGCTTTCTTTCAATCTCTAACATTTCCTCTGCCAGCTCTTTATTTTCTAAAAGACCAGCTTTTTGCAACATATCAATTCTTTTAGACTCAATGTCAAGAACTAGCTTAATGGCTGATGTTTTTGCATTTAGATTGGCAGTAGTCGTTGCATCATCAATAACTTCATACGCTTTCTGTATTAGCTTATTGTAGTGTGCATCTGCACCAACCAATGCTTCTTTTGCCCGTGCACGAATAGCTGCATTATCTGCAGCCATGGCCCTCCACTCATTAATATAAGCAACAACTTTTTGACGTGGCATATCTAGCTCTTTAGAAATTTGAGTTGGCTCATTGCCAGCCAAATACTTTTCTACAACCTTGTTCACCTCATCAAGATGCTCAATGGTCAGATCCTCAAACGACACGCTTTCTCCTTCTGCCCTTAGTTGGAACACGCTTTACTTTGTCCTCACTAAAAGATCTAAACACAGAAGACACGCCATTGATTATTTCAAAACAATCAACCCATTGGGAGCCAGTCAAGTTATTTTTAGTGATGCCTATAAACTTAAACTTGCTGCCGTGTTGTCCATGCACTTTAATTATATCACCAGCGTTAATCTCAAATCCCTGGATATTCATATGTGGGATTGTTTCAAAGTAAGTTGGTTTAACGTCTGCCTTGTTTTTTCTAGACATTACGCTCCTTAGCAATCTTAAGTAAAATTAAATAACCAATCAAATCATCAATGTCGTTATCTCCAGGCCAGTCATGACCATTTTTAATTCTAGATAGCTTGTCGTCAATTCGGACTAGTAGTTGTTCTACTGCATCTGCCTTAGAAAATACCCTGGTAGGGTTAAGGGCAGAATCCCCATAAGACTTATTTTTAGCAATTAGTAGATCTGAAACTTCTTTGGATATTCTTTCAATATCCTGCTGGGTTTGTGTTTTCATCTGTTGGCCTTATGTCTAATCTTTTACCACAATTGTGGCACGTTGTATATGTAAGTCTAGTAAATGGACAGGACGCAACTCTTGACTCCCTATGGCTACAAAATGCACGAATGAGTGTCCACCTTATAATCTTGGCAAAGTGCTTTATATACCTCATCGCCTAGACTTTCTTAAACCAAACTTAGCTAAGTATACATAGATAGTTTCTACACTGACACCACATTCTTTTGCAATGTCTTCTGGGCTTTTCTTATCTAAGTGATATCTTTTTTTTAACCATGTTTGATTTGTATATAGTTTAGCAGAGTTGGCCATGTTTGTCAATCCCCCAGCTTTTCCCAGTTGTTTAAAGAGTAGTGCCCAATACCAATTGCATCTGCAATATCATTATCACTAATATCTAAATCATAATTAATATTAACAAAGTTTATTGTTTTTTGTTTTCTGGCTTCTCTTTCATTTTGCTTATACCAAGACTCAGACTTATTTGGGTTAAGCTTTCTCATTAAAATCTTCGCATCTTTTGTGAGCTTACCATTACCAATATAGCTTTGCCAAGCTATTGGGTTAGTTCCTTTAAATATCTTAACACCTGCTAAAGATGCACCAGCTAAAATAGCACCTTGGACCATAGAAAGTTCCGACATAGTTTTAGGACTGTTGATAAACACGGCTCGTTCAATTACAACCGCTTCTGGATTAAGATCTTGGATTACAGTAATCACAGAACCAATTGCACTTGCTATTTTTTGATAAACATCTTTTCCAGAAAATTCAACCTTGCCACTTATTACTAATTGCTTTCCTTCAAATACTGCATATGCAATACTTGTTGTGCTAGCATCTATAGACATTATTCTGTTTGGAACATAAATAAATTTATTCAGATTTACCATTTAGCAAACCCTTTATTTCTTTTAATGCCTTTTTTACTTCAAGTGGATTAACCAGGCACTTTGTGCATAACGGATCATCGTTGTAGACTGAAAGTGGTTCTCCACAGCCCTTGCATTTTCTGATTTTTCCTATTCTTTTATTACGCCTATTTTGGGCATATTTTTCTGCCATCTTTTCTTTTGTGGCAGCTTCTCTACATTCTGGAGAGCAGTAAATCTGATATGAAATGCTGGTTTCAAATGTGTGGTCACACCACTCACAGTGCTTTTGCTTCATCTAGCAGCTCCAAGGAATTGATTTTAATCAGTCCCTTGCCAGCTTCAGCACATGTCTTTTGTATAGGACATGTCTTGCATATCTTAGAATTAGAGCGATAGTTTTTCTCAGGAAGCTGTTTATCTTCCCATGCTTTTCTTACCGTCCTCATCCAGTCAAACGTCTGGTTTACCCACCTGATGTAATAGTCACTAATCTCTACTGGAATAACCAGTAGATCGTGATTGTTTTTATTTTCATAGATCAAGACAGCTTTCGTCTTGTTTAGAATCTTCATATAAATTAGTAGCTGTACTAAGTGCCCTAGTTTTGGCTTACCGCTTGCTTTACGATATTCAAATCCTTCGCTTGGCATAGTCTTTATTTCGCCAAGAAGATCTTCTCCAGCCCAATCAAGAATGACATCCCCAAAGCCAAATATTGGTGGATCATTCCAAGTAATCTTAAATTCTGAATCTTTAAGAATACCAGCATCTGCCATTGCTTGCTGAATACGCTCATGTGACTTTGTGCCACTAGTCATATTGGCACCGCCATAAGCATCAGCATTATCTTCAAACATGGCACCTTCAAATGCTAGGTACCAGTAACGTGGACACTCTCCATGAGAGTATGCTATTGTGCTTGGTGCAAAAGAGTTTTTCTTAGCAAACTTGGTTTCACGCTT